ACGCGCCGCGTTATAAAGTTCCTCGGCTTCAGCGTCGGATCGCTGTCTAACAACGCGGGGCGCGTTCTTTTCAACCGCCGCATTGCCATCGTCATCTTCGGTTGCAATGCACAAAACTGCGCTCATGCCGTAGCGGCGAGCATATGTGATTGCGCTGCCAATGCCATGCGCGTCTTGCTTTGAAACGGGCATGTTGAGGGTTTCTGATATAAACTCGCCGGACTTATGCATGATGATTGTTTCGACCTCGACGTGCGAGGAATGGGCACGAGGAAGCTGAACGATTGAAAGGCCGTGTTTGGAAAGCGGCTCCCGAATCACGGTCCTGATAGCCGCCAGATCGGCGTACTTCGATTTGAAGTGAGGATTGAGGCTGCCCTTCATGGCATCCTGTATCTCGCCTTGCGCCGCTGACAGAGCTGTGGCGATTTCTCCAATCGTATCAGACATTTTCATGTGAACGTTTCCCTTGCTAAACTGTCAACATGTGGTATACTAATCGCGTTGATCGCGTATGTCAACCCGGCGTTGACGCATTTAGCATAAAAATTTGGAGACGGCGATATGCCCCAGACGAAAGAACGGCCTGACATTCTGGTGAGGGTTTTTAAGGCGGCGGGCAATGCGCGCAAACTTTCAATCGCTCTTGGCCTGACACGTCAAGCTCTCAGCCGGTGGAAGCGGGTGCCAGCCGTTCATGTCATTGCGGTGGCGCAAATCTCTGGCATCGAACCGAAGGAAATTAGGCCGGATGTTTTCAGGGATTAAACGATACCGGGGATCGTTTTCGGCTTTGGAAATCATAGACTTCTTCGATCAGGGTTTGGACACAGCCGAAATTGCAAATTGGCTCTTGGTTCCCGAAGCCGACATTTACAATGTGCTTTCGATGGCGAAAGCCGTCAAAAAGGCTTTTTATGATAAAAATCGAATTGACGTTTCCGCCCTCGGTGAACCGCCTTTGGAGAACGACCAAGGGCGGCAAGATGTATATTTCAAAACAATACGCTAATTGGAAGTCAGAATGTCAATGGCTGATAAAATCTCAAACCAAAAATGCCAAGATTCTCGGTCCCTATAAATTAACTCTCCTTGTGGTGGCGCCCGATAAGCGTCATAGAGACATAGATAATTTATTCAAAGCCATAAATGACATTTTGCAGTTGACAGGCGTTGTCGAGAATGACAAATTCTGTCATTGGATAGAAGGCAGATGGGTCAAAAATGGTAATCCATGCACCGTGATTATTGAGGGAATTAGTCAAAGTGGCGAACAAAATATCCCTTGATGAACAGGTTGCAGCCGTTGAAAGAGCGGTAATGAACCATAGGGCTCATGTCCAAAATCTGAAGCAATTGGTGGAGAAAAAACAAAAGCCGGAGAATGAACTTTTAATGGCGCAAGGTTGGTTGCCAGAGCATGAAGCCGCTTTGGCAACCATGAAATGGGTGCATAAAAACAAAGAACTTCTAAAGCAAATAGCCGGGAGAAAAAGAAATGAGTGATGAAAGCACAAAGTCGCCTAAAGAGTTGAAGATAGATCACTTCAATAATCTCATGGGTAGTCTTGGCATGTCCAAGGCGGATGTTGCAAAATACCTTGGAATTAAAATCCGAACGGTCTACAGATACCTTGCAGGGGAAACAAGCATTCCTCATGCGGTTTTGCTAGCTCTAACTTTGACTTTGCCGAAAGAGTGAGTTAGGCTAAAAAATAAAGCCCGCCAGATTGGGCGTCCGGCGGGCTTCTTAACACGCGGTTGCAGCGCGTATTAAAGGCGACAAAACGGGTTTTACCCTATTTCGTTTTTTTACGCAATGGCCGCCGGAAAAAGGCGGACGATATGTCATTCCAATGCATGGTTTGGGCCATCGAACAAAAGCTCCCCACATACGAAAAGTTTGTCCTCATCATGTTGGCTAACTACGCCGACGAGAAAAATAGCTGTTGGCCGTCCATAGACACGATTGCCGAGAACACCGGGCTATCGAAATCAACGGTTTTGAGGACCGTCAAATCCCTATCTGAAAAAGGTTACTTGAAGGTTGGCAAGCGGCGGGTTCAAAGCCGTGGGTTCAACTCAAATTTCTACACCTTGCCAGCCGTGATGACGGGCAAAATTTTTAGGATAAAACTGTTCAATGAGGCCCCCGTTGACGAGTGGGCGGATGCTTAGTTGTCATATGATAATTAAAATCAATAGGTGTCCCACAGACACCCGTATAGGTGTCCCACAGACACCTACATAGGTGTCCCACAGACACACTAACCTATCAGTAGAACCTATCATATGAACCTAAGAGTCACACCAAGAGGAAGATATATAATCCTAGTAGGATACTAATATCCGCGCGAGGGCAATTTGTCACTCGACCATCAAGGAAACGAAAATGGAACTCCGAGACTATCAAATCGACATGATTAAAAAACTCCGGGAGTCGTTCAGGGCTGGGCATACCCGGCCTGTCGTTCAGGCCCCGACTGGCAGCGGCAAGACGATTGCGGCGGCGGCTATCGTCCAGATGGCGAGGGACAAGGGCAAGCGGGTGATGTTTTGCGTTCCGGCCATCAGCTTGATCGACCAGACGGTTGACAAGTTTTTCCGCAACGGGATTTACGACATTGGCGTGATCCAAGCGAACCATCCCATGACCGACTTTCGCCAGCCGGTTCAGGTCTGTTCGGTTCAGACGTTGGCGCGACGAACAATCCCGATGTCGGATATTGTCATAGTTGACGAAGCCCACATGCGCTTCAAGCTGTTCGATGAGTGGTTCAATCGTCCCGAATGGCTGAAGGTTCCGTTTGTCGGATTGACAGCCACGCCATGGGCGAAGGGCATGGGCAAGCTCTGGGATGATCTGATTATCGGGACAACCACCGAGGAACTTATCCAGCGCGGCCATTTGTCGGATTTCAAGGTTTTTGCCCCGGCGCATCCTGACCTGTCTGGCGTGAAAACCGTTCGCGGCGATTACGATGTCAACCAATTGGGCGACACGATGAACCAATCGCAGCTTGTGGCTGACATTGTGTCAACGTGGCTCGAAAAGGGCGAGAACCGCCCGACGTTGTGTTTCGCGGTTGACCGGATCCACGCCAAGCACATCCAACAGCAATTCGAGGCGGCTGGCGTCAGGACCGGGTACGTTGACGCCTTCACGTCGCTGGAGGATCGGAAATTCGTGGAAAAGCAATTCACCGATGGCGATATTCAGATCGTTTGCAACGTGGGCGTTTTGACAACCGGCATCGACTGGGATGTTCGCTGCATCATTTTGGCGCGGCCAACACGCAGTGAAATCCTTTACACGCAAATCATCGGGCGGGGCTTGAGGCCCGCGCCGGGAAAAGACCTATGTTTGGTCCTCGATCACAGTGACACAACGTCACGTTTGGGATTTGTCACCGACATTCACCACGACGCGCTCGATGACGGAACGAAGCCGCTCGCAAATGCCGTCCCCCGTGAAAAGCTCCCGAAGGAATGCCCCAAGTGCGCTTTCCTGCGGCCACCGAAAATTACAAAATGCCCATCATGTGGGTTTGTGCCGGAGCCGAAATCGCAGATTTTCACGGCTGAAGGCGAATTGTCGGAATTGACACGCGACAAGCAAGTTAAGAAAACCGAATACAACGTGCATGACAAGCAGCGATTTTACAGCGAATTGCTGTTATATGCCCACCAGCGCGGCTACAAGGAGGGCTACGCCTATTGGGCTTACCGGGATAAATTCGGGGTCGGGCCTCACAATTCGTTTTTGAAGGTTTTGGCGCATGAGATAACTCCAGCGACGGCGGCTTGGATCAGGCACCGAAATATCGCCAAGGCCAAGGCTCGGGAAAAGGCGGCGGCTTCCGTGAATCAGTCGGGGACAGTCCGATGACCGAAGCTCACGACATGGCGCGGGGCTATTGGCGCGACATCCTGCCCAAGTTTGGGGTTGACCCCAAATACCTGAAAAACAAACACGGCCCTTGTCCCATCTGCGGGGGCAAGGATCGGTTTCGCTTCGACGACAAAGCCGGGGGCGGAACCTATTTCTGTTCACAATGCGGCGCGGGTGACGGCTACAATCTCGCGCTTAAAGTTTCCAAGAAAAGTTTCCGAGATGTCGCCGATACCGTGCGACAGATTGTCGGAGAAAGACCTAAGCGGGTTGTTTCCGAGAAGCCAAGGGATGACACCGCCAATAGGAACGCTATGCGGTCGCTTTGGGAAGCCGCCAGACCGCCACGAGAGGACGGCCCAGTACTCCCCTACCTGAAAAACAGGCTGGGCTTTCATTTTGCTTCTAATGCGATTAGAGAGCATATGTCAGTCTGGCATCCTTTTGAGGAAAAGCATCTACCGGCCATGCTCTGCAAGCTTGCCGGAGCGGACGACCGGGCGGCAAATGTTCACATGACTTTCTTGACGATGGACGGACGCAAGAGCCCGGTCGAAAAGACGAAGCTCTACATGAAGGGCGGTTTGCCGGATGGCTGCGCGGTCAGGTTATCGCCAGCCGCCGAGACCATGGCGATCGCCGAGGGCGTCGAGACCGCGATTGCGGCGAGCATCCTGCACGACATGCCGGTATGGGCGGCGACCAATGCCGATCTTCTGGCGAAGTGGGTTCCTCCAGCGATTGCTAAACGGGTTGTCGTTTTTGGCGACAACGACGAAAGTTTTACGGGTCAGTTTAGGGCTTATCAGCTTGCCAACAGGCTTAAGGTTCAAGGCAAGTTATATGTTGACGTTCGCTTGCCCAACAAATCCGGCGACGATTGGGCGGATGTTTTGGCGTCGCTGCGAACCAAGCCATAACGAATTTGACGTTTTGACAATAAAAAGTCCCGTTAGGTTGAGCCTAACGGGACCATTTTTTGACAGTTTTGACAATCAGAACGGATTGCTTGTGTCATCCTTGGCTTTTACCCGGATGGTTTCCACCTCGGTTTCCTTAGTGCATTCAGCCAATTCATTGTCAGTGAGGAACTTCTTTACCTTTTCTGACACAAGCGTTTGTCGAGTTGACACGCTAATTGTCACAATTGCAACATCGCCTTCCATTTCCGGCTTTGAAAACGATTTTATCTTCTTTTTTAGCGCCTCCAAATGTTTTGACAAAGCGTCAAATTCGTTTTTCGTATGAAAATAATCGTCGACGACGGTTTTCATGTCAGACATTTTTGCTTTCCTTTCCAAGGATAAGATTGATTGTATTTTCCAGCGTTCCATCCAGCATTATTTGAACCAGCTCCAGAATTTCCTCCACTACTTTCATTCTGTCCTGTAAAGCGTAATGCTCCTTTTCAAGTTTTGAGTATTCTTTTGACAAATCGGTGTGCGCCTTTTTCCAGTAATTCGGTATATTTTCCATCTCAATATCCCTCGTTTTCATCATCGAGCACATAATCCCTGACATTCTGACATTCGTCAAGGTATTCCATCAAAGCGGATTCCAACCACGGCGGGCATCCTAGCGCCTCTTCGCACATGCCCGCGCCAAGGTCTTGGTGCAGGGAGACGATCTCGAAAGCGATCTCGGGATCGGAGCCGGGGTCGCAATGTTCGGGCGGTCCATACGTCTTGGGCCGCGATCCGCGTGACAAAACCGTATAATCGTAAACCACCACAAACTCTTGATCGGCGATGGTCACGCCAACGGATTGTTTTGGGTAGGGGATTTTCTTGGCTCGATGATACATGGGGTTTCCTCTCGTTGCGATGAACCAGTTACGGACATCCTCGACCGTCCAAACATTGGATTGATAGACGGGCTGTTTCCTGCGCTTGCAGAAAGTCGCCCATAATTCGGGTTCGGCTTCCCAGCATAATTGATTGGTTTCCATATCAGCTCCCGTTTCATGCATCGACCACCACCACCACCACCACCACCATACCATTTCTGGCACTCATGTCAACCTGTCTCGACCAAAAGTGACAAGTTTTTTGGTTTGACCCACATCAAGCTGTTGCAGCGACCACCACCACCACCAAAAAAAAGTCCGGCGCGAGGCCGGGCCGGGTGTTACATGCCGAGCGCCTGCATAACCAGACAGGCGCACAAGACACCCGCGACCATGCAAAGCGCGGCGAGGGCGTCGAAGATTATCCTAAACATTGCTTTTTCCCTTGTTCTAGAATGAAACGGGCGCCGCGCGGGCGCCCGCCTGTTTTCACGCGTGCACGTCCACTAGCACCACGTCGCCGAAAGGGACGGAGCGAACGCGTTCGGTCGCCGCCCATAACACGGGACAGGGGGGCGCCGCGCCGAATGAATCGCAATCGAGGTCAGTCAGATAGACAACGCCGGACGCGTCCGGCGCGTTGTCGGCGACCCATTGGAACGCTGGCGCGAATTCGGTCCCGCCGCGACCCCTAAACGACACATCTAGCACGTCGCCTGGCGAATAGGTCGCGACCGATTGAACGCGCCGGTCGCATTGCACAATCGTCACAACGTCCGCCGCTCCCTCGTTCAGGATGGATTGCAACTCTGCCCCGACGGCCGCGAGCGCGATTGAATCCATGCTCGCCGACGTGTCCACGATCGCGACTATATGGGCGGCGGACACGGAAACGGAACCGGGCAAAATGAACCCGTCCGCATTCCAACGTCGCGCCGGGCGTGTCCAAGACGTATCGCGCCGGGCGCCAGCGTCCGCGAATCGCCTTAACTCGTCACGCCACGACACGCGCGGCGTATCAAGCGCGGCGATTGATTCGGCCGCCGACGCTGGCAACACGCCCGCGCCCGCCCGCCTTGCTATCGCGGCCGCTTGGCGGACGCGCGCTTGTATATCGGATTCGGCATTGTCCGCGCCCGTCGGCGCGGGCGCGTCCAACACGCCCCCACACCGGCCGGGGTCGCCTTTTCCCTCGCCCGGCTTAGGTCGCGGCGGCGCCGCCGCTCGCTCGCGTTCGAGAACGATATAAATCGCCTCCGCCGCCATGCCGGCGAATCGTTTTTGGT